AAGGTTCTCTGAATTATCAGGGTCGGGATTAGCATACCAACCTATCTTATCCCCTTTGTGTTCAATTTTATTTCCTATGAGTGAGGTTACGGCGTTAGGAATATCAAAGAGGGGTTTTATGGTGAGGGAGTTTTCTGGCTTGCCAGACTTGTCCTTCCACTTGGTAAAGGTTATCTGGGGCTTAAAAGCAGTAAATTGAGAAGCATTCTTATCGCCTATAATAACTTCATCATTGGCTTCGCCCAGAGTAACTTTATATGCTTTAGTATTAGCAATAGGAGTGATATTCTTTTCTTGAGCAAAACAAGTTGAGGTGAGGAAAAGGAGAGATAAAAATAAGAGTTTTTTCATATTGACAAAGTTCCTAATTGTGGTATACTTATTTTGGTTATCGGAAGCGGTATTTTTATATCTAATCGGGCTTTGAGTAAGCGGAGAAACTTCACCGTTTCTGATAACCACGCTGAAAGAAGCCCTTTAATTTTTGAGGTGATGGAATGTATAAAAGAGATAAAAAGGGTAGGTTTATAAAGGGAACTCCTCAACCGAAAGGAATTAAAAAGGGTCATATTCCCTGGAATAAAGATAAACATACTGGTCTTATCCCTCGGTCTGCTTTTAAAAAAGGACATAAATCTTGGAACAAAGGAAATCATATGTATTTGGGTGGTAAGAGATTTGAGAAAGGACATATTCCGTGGCTTAAAGGAAAACATCCTGAATATTTGCAAGGAAAAAATCATCCTAATTGGACTGGTGGAAAGATTATTCATGGAGGATATGTTTATCTTCTTAAACCTAATCATCCATTTTGTAATTTTGGTGGTTATGTGCGTCATTCTCGTTTGGTTATGGAAAAAAGTATAGGTCGTTATCTTAAATGTGAAGAAGTGGTGCATCATCTTAACCGTAAAAAAACAGATGATAGATTGCAAAATCTTAAATTGTTTAAAAATCATTCTGCACATATTAAATTTCATTGGAATAAAATTTAATTAATCTTGTTTATTGTGTGTAGTTAAATGTTACCCCCATAACTCCCCCTGTCGTCCAGGTAGTTGCCGTGATGTGAAATCCTACCCAGTCATTCGCATCTATCGAGGGGTTACTCAAAGATGCGTCATCTGCGGCGTTTGTGCCAGATGTAACAGTTATATCCGTAGCTCCGTCTACTCCTGCACAGTTCGCCCCATTCGCATCACACTCGTCGAGATGGCAAGTAGCAGACCACGAAGTTCCAGTTGCCGTAACATTAACACTTGTTATGGTAATCGCCACAGGAGTTTTCCATAAAGTTCCATAATCAGAGGCAGTAGATATTGTGCCTGATAATTGAAAACTCTTACTCAACGGCACTTGCCCTGCCCCTGTTCCCCAGTCTATATCAGTAAGACCTAAACTATCGGCAGGCAAAGTTAATTCACCATTTCCCGTGCCATCTGTAGTCAAAGCTATAGTATCAGTTGTAGCATCGCCTATTGTAAAAGCAATATTTCCACTCTTTATATCTCCGCCCGATACAGTAATATCCCCAGAAAATGTAGCTAGTCCTGTCGTCCAAGTAACTGTATAATCAGTCGCAAGGTCAAAAGTCCATACCTGTTGAGCTCCAGCTCCCCAAGTGGGAGCGATAACTTCGGCAGGAGCAAATTTAAGCACTGCCGTATCTATAACTAAGCCTACGCCTTCTAAATCTGTGCAAGCAGTAACATCAGTTGTAATTATTCCAGCTAATCCATCCAATCGGTCTAATTCTGCCGCTGAAAGTGTAGTCGGTGTAGAAGTAGTTAAACTTGTGGTAATGGTAGGAGTGGTTAAGTTCCAAGAGGTTACTGCTACGCTATCGTCTATTGTAGGTGAAGCCCAAGTGCCGCCGAGTTCTCCTCCTGGTGTTTCCGTAGAATTGTAAACAGCATTTGTGCCTTCCGTTAAAGTCGCAACATCTACCGTTCCTGAAAATGTCGTTTTCGCAGTTGTCCAGGTCATTGTTACATCAGTAGCTAAATCAATAGTCCAAACAATACCTGCCCCTGAACCCCAAGTTAAATTTCCAAGTTCAGTAGCGTCAAAAGTAGGCGTATAAGTAGAACCTGCACCTGATGCAGTCCCATCTATTCCTGTTCCATCCGCAACAGTTCCGACATAATTGGCGATTGTAGCTTGTTTAGCATTAAATGTAGTCCAATCTGTAGACCATAAATAGCCATTTGTAGTAGTGTCTGCTTTTGGTATGGCTATTGTAATGTCTGCATCTGCTCCTGGTAGAATGTTATCTGTGCCGCCTGTAAGAGGTGCAGTCGTAACTAAATCCTTGGCTAAAGTCCCCGCCATTTTATCGTTAAATGTATTCCAGTCCGTAGACCATAAGTAACCGTTTGTGGAAGTATCTGCTTTAGTGATTGATAAAGTTATATCGGCATCAGCACCTGGGAGTATATCATTCGTCCCACCAGCTAAAGGAGTGGTAGTTACTAAATCTTTAGCAAGCGTTCCAGCCATTTTGTCATTAAAGGTATTCCAGTCGGTTGACCAGAGATAGCCATTAGTTGAGGTATCGGCTTTTCCAAGTATCGTCTGAATTTCAGCAGAAGTATCTACTGTGGGGTCGACTTCGGTATGTATAAGTGTTCCCCCTGTGGTAGGAAGTGTCCAAGTAACCGCACCTGCAATATCTGGAATAATTAAAGTCCCTGCCCCCTGTGGGTCATAAAAACTGATATAAGTCCCGCCATCTGAGGTGCCGTCAAGACAAGCACCACCTGTGCAGTCGCCTACATCAGTAACATCACCGGCACCGGCAGGGGCATTTTCAGTGCATACTACCTTACCTCCGCTTTCAATACACCATTTGCCAGTTGTAAGAGTGCCGATTTTATCGCAACTATCAACTATATTATTAACATCTGTATCGTAGGTGGCTTTGAGCATATCACCAGAACCACCCCCCGAAAAAGTAACTACTAATCCTGTGGCGGTATTAGATAATGAAGTATTGGGAAATCTTACTTTGGTAGGAAAAACTGAAGGAGAACCATCTTGTTCAATCCAATTAACAGGCGGAAAAGCACCGTAAGAATTACTTGCAAAACAGAGTATCGCTAATATAATAAATAATTTACGCATAATTCTCCTAATAAGTTACATAAAGGAACGCTACGCCATCACCATTAGATGTCGAGTCAATGTAAACTTTATTCAAATCGTCTATCTCCAATTCCACATCTTGTAAGGGAACGAGTTGCTTTCCTCTACCGTTGGCTACTGTTGAACCACCGACCCAGATATTCCCAGAGTTAGCCCCTAAAGCAGTAATGAGGACTTTCTTGCAGGGTGTTGAAGTTGTAGAGAGTTGAACTGCTGTTCCTGCGGTGGTTACGGTTTGTGAACCATCTGAAATTGTGTTTGGAGGGTAAGAAAAAACTTCAAAAGCGTTTCTGCGTGGTGTTAGCGACATATTATCTCCTTTAATTTCTTGACAAAGTTATGTTTATAGTGTATAGTTAATTTAATGAAAAAAATATTGATTCCTTTGACTTGGTTATTCATAGCATTATGTTTTATTAAATATGTTCTTCCCTATACAATATTCACGATTTTAGTAATATCTTTTTATACGGGTTTTAAAACTTTATTCTCACCCAAAAAATTATCTTAATGCTTTGGGTCTTGTCAAATACTCACGCACATTAGCTGGTAATTCTCTTTTCTTTGCCCTCTCCATCAATTCATCAACTAAATTACTTCTATCATAATTGGGATATTTCTTCAAAAACTCCTCCAATGCCATACTATCACCCTTGCTATCCAAAACATAATCAAGCATTTTTCTATGTTCATTACGATAAATTTCCGCTTCTTGTCTTTCCTTAGATAAACTTTGCCACGCCTCTTTTCTTTCTTTTGTCGGTCCTACTAAAATACGCAATATTTCTTCTTTGGGAGAACTCGTATATTGGAGTTGATTATAAGCATTTCTTATCTTGTAATCATTTTCATCGGTGTTAATTAAGTCTATTATCTTCTTCATAGCAAAACCACCAGGAACAAGTGTAGGCAAGGATTTCTGGACTAAACGACTACGAATAATATCTTGTAGATTGGTTATTTCGTGGGTTGCTATTGCTTTCACAAACCTTGGTATTTCCGCACCGATTAAACTTGCCGCAGGACCTCGTGCAAAAGGAACTCCAGAACTATAAATACCTAATCCAAAGTTCTGCCCTATATCTATTCCAGATAGTCCAGCCAATGAAGTGTATCTTTCAACATTCTTTATTAACTTCTTGGTATCCTCGGGCATTTGCGGAAGTTGTTTATAATCACCATCTATTATCCCGTCAAGAAAAGGAACTGTTCTTGTTCCACCTAAAAGATACGCTATGGTGGCAAACCTCGCTACTTTCCCCCATTGTCCATTTCTCGCCCAGTTATATAATAAAAATCCCTGCTTAGTTGGGAATTGCGTAAATTGACCCAATATTCTACCTACTGAACCATATTGTCTGTATAATTTAGGAACATCTATACCCGTTTGAATAAATTGGGTTTTACGGACTATTTTAGTTGCATATCGTTCTGCCTCTATTAAACCCCTACCTTCGGATAATGCTTTTTGTTTTGCACCTAAATAAGTTACTCCCCTATTTACAAACTCTACTTGTGAAAAGAAATCTAATTGGTCTATGGGTTTTCCTAATGAAAAATCTCCTGAAAGTCCACTATCTATAAACTCTTGTCTGCCCTCAGAAGACATTAACCGTCTATAACCATACATTACCGATTTAGGTCCGATTTCGGGAATAGTGTTAGTTAATACCTGAGTAGCATTTTTAGTTGCAGCGGAAAAGTTTGCATAAAGAGTTCCACGATAGGTAAGACGAACCAAGTCTTTAGGCAACCTGCCTAACACTTCTTCGCCCTTATATCTTCCTCTGCCTAAAAAGGCTTCCATAAAATCTACTGCTTCGTTTTTGTATTCAAGGTTTAGATATGGGTCTAATAAAGTGTTATATTCTTGTAATACTGGTTCACGGAATATCTTTCTTGATACACTCGGAATATAAATATCTAACGCCTTGACTATGTCTTGTTTATATGGTTTAGCACCTTTTCTGGTTTCAAAAAACCTTGAATATAACTCATCGGGCAAAAATCTACCCAATGGTGATACATCATAACCTTTTTCCAACCCGTCATTTATTAGGTGGGTGGCATAATCCCTTATTCCTTCGTATTCTGATTTCCCTGACGCACCCCAGATTTCCTTGTAAGCGTTGCGTATAATAGGTATAAATTTCTGTTGGTCGGGGGTAAGTTTGGCGATTTCCTCTGGCGATGCCCTACGATAATCAAGTGCCTTAAATATGGTTTCGCTTGCCTTTGAACCCTCTGTAATTCCTACCTTATCGGCTAAATCAAGTATCTTGGTGTATTTATTGACAAATGCCCTTTCTTTATCTATGGCATCTGCTGCCCTTGTTATAAGGATACTTTCATCTTTACTACCAGATTTATTTATAGCTTCAATTACTTTTTCACTATCATTGATTTCTTTTAATCTCTGTGCAACCATACTCTGTGGTAATTCACCGCCTTGGGTTTCCGCTATCTTTCTTTGGCGTTCTGCCATTACAGAGTTGATGAGTTTATCATTTCTAAGGACTTCTCCTGCTGGTGCTATACCACGATAAATCTTGGTTGCAGTTTGGGTTATGGGTTCGGTAAGTTCAGGAGGAACAACTATTGAACCACGCTTGTTGATAATGTTATTAAAGTTGGTCAATTTCTCTTTATCGTTCTCTAATTTTAACTCCCAATTTCCAACCTGTATTTTAACTGGTTTTGCATAAGTTCCTTGTTCTGGGGCTTGTGTTATTGCATCAGAAAGTTTGTTCTGTAATTCAAACTTTTCTTCTGGGAGTAATAATCTTTCTTTTTTAGGTCCAGTTATTACTCCTCCTCTTTGAGTATACGGAACTTCACCAAATTTAATTTTTCCAGTAGGTTTAACTAAACCTATCTTTTTAGATATAGTGGGTTCTGATATGTTGGTTATTACCTCACCTGTGGGTTCTTTCATTTCTTTCTTAACACCATAAGGAAGTTCTCTAACTATTTTCCTTTTAGATACTATATATTCAGCAACATCTTTGCTAAAACCACCCTCTTTCTGAAAATAGTTAACTAATTCTGCGTTAGTAGATACTTCATCATTGTCTAATACGCTTGCAATCCAGTCTTTTGTTCTTGCTACATTTTCACCTATTGTTTCTCCTGGACGCATAATCTTTTGAGTAGCAACCTTTATTTCAGCATTAAACTTCCCCTCACCCGTGGGTAATGGTTGTTTGACCTTTTCAACTACCGTAGGTGATTGCTGTGCTACCTTTTGGATAGTTTCTTCTGGGGTGGGTGTAGTCCTTAATTCTTTTGCCACTCCCTTTCCCAATGGTCTTGCTATTTGTTTTCCGCCAGTTACCGTAAATCCTTCACCAGTCCTTGTTACGCCTTTTTCAAGTAGGGGTTCATAACCTATTTGTTCGGGTTGTCTAAAACCGAGTTGTTTCTGTATTGATAAAGGAATTTTAGTAACCGATGGCTTTGCAGTAAATCCTTCTCCATATAAAGTTTCTGGAACAGGAAGTTGGCGTTGGGTAGATATGGGAATTTTTGCTTGTGCTAAACCCTGTTTAACTTCCCTTATTCCTTCTTTAAAAGTCGCCTCTTTGTAAAGGGTATCTATGTTTGTTTTGTCTTGAACTGATAAATCTGGTCGTTGATGGGTAAGTGCAGTTAATCCACCAAATAAAATTCCAGTAGATAATTTTTCTCCTTTTGGGGCAATTAAAGAGCCGAGACCAAAAGAGGTAGCGATTGCTTTAGGATAAGAATGGATTAGTCCAGTCGGACCAAATATAGACCCCATAGCCGCTTCCTCTGGTAATCCTTGGGTTATGGGTTGTTTTTCAACTACATTTCTTAATGCTCTTGCACCAGTAAAAGTAGTAACACCGCCAGCCGAAGCACCAATATATTTAGCAAGAGTGGGTAATTTAGAAGCAAGTGCTTTTGTTACTCCACCACCGACTATTTTTCCACCTACTCCACCACCCATAAAATAAGGCAATAGACCCACTAATGACCCCGCACCCCTTGATATCTTAGTAGGTAATCCTTGTGGGGTAGAAAGTTGGTCTATTTGTTCCCAGGGTATATTTTCGTTTCCTTTTAATTTTAATTGTTCAGGAATACCCAAACCTTGAGTAAGGGGAACACCAAACCTTCTTACTCCTGCCATAAATTGAGCAATAGAACTTTTAGACAAATCTTCTTGGGGTTGAACGGTTTTAGTGGTTTCGGGTGGTATGGTTTCAATGTTGGAAAAAATAGAAATACCAACAGGTTCTTTCTGTTGAAAAATAGAAACCCCTTGTTGGTTTTCTTCTTTTATCTTTTGAAATATTGAAGCCATTATCTTCTACCTTTACCTACAGGATAGATACCAGTTTTTCTAAAATAGTATTCATCAATCTGTTTCTGCATTTCAGGAAAATTCTCTGACATCATCTTGTAAGCCATTTCATCATCTACCGCTCCACCTGCCCAGTCTTTTAACGAAGCATTGAAATCAAGTTCCTTGCTATATTTTTGTTCAGACGGAGATTCTTTCTTTTGTGCAACTGCCCTTGCAGGTATATTTTGACCAGTTAATTTACCAGTTGCGGGGTCATACATAGGAGAACCTGTCTGATAATATTGATTAAGCATTTCTCTTGATGTTGCTTCCGAACTTGAAGGTTGACCCAACTTAGACATAACTATATTAGGCACTACTCCCCCAGCATAATAAGCAGTTCTTCTGCCTTGTGAAACATCTTGTAACCCTTCTGGTTGTGGTTGTCCCGTAAGGGCATTTATAAAACCTCTTATTGCTCCTACATCTGGATGTTGTTGTCCACCTTGTTGTGGTTGTTGCTGACCCATCTGTAAATATGCAGGTGGTATTCTATTTGAAGTCATACCATACCTAGGCATTGCTTCCCCTTGACCCTGAATTGATTGCCCCATTGGTCCAGGCACTCTTATTCTTCCTAAGTCAACATTGGGGGTTTGTTCTATGCCATATTTTTTAGGGTCAAAAGCCGTTCCTGCTAACATTTGTGGAGTATTCCCCCCCTTATCAGAAGCAAAAGCTTCAGTTAATTTTCCTAATCCTGCCCCCTGTTGCATCCTATTTAAACCCCATTTACCAACTGCTGTCGCACCCTTACCTACTGCCTTTGCACCTGTCATTGCGGCAGTTCCTAACATTTTTAAAATTGCTAATAAAATCGCTGGCATAATTTACCCCCTTAATAACTACCCCATTGACCGAGTAGACCTAATGATGTTCCTGAACCCGCTTTAGTTTGAAAATACTGTGGCTGGCTTGCCTGAAAAATTGCATTGTATAAAGTATCAGCACTCGGAACTGCACTCTGATATTGATAAGATTGGACATTCGGTTGCTGTGTTCCTACCTGCGGATATAAAATTTGCATATAAGGAGTGAGTGCCTGTTGTGCCGCTTGTCCTGCACTCATTCTTCTTTGATAATCTGAAGTTTCAAACTGACCTAATAAATCTTGCATACTTCTTGCTTCTGCTCCTGCGGCACGACCTCCAAAAAGCCCACCACCTAAATTAGCTCTTTGACGCATAGCTTGTTGCATAGCAGAAACCTGTTGACCTCTTTGAGTATTAAGTGCTTCTTGTTCTTGTGGTGTCATATAATCTGGATTTTGTAATCTTGAAAGTGCCGATTGAGCCCCCTGTTCTACAATCTGACTTTGGTAAGGATAAAGTTCCTGTTGGGTTTGTTGTTGTGTTTTCGCCATCTGGGGCATATATTGATTATATAAAGCGTTATATAATGCCGTTTGTTGTGGCATAAATTCGTTTTGAATATCAAATGACTGTTGAGCCATTGGTTGACCATATTTTAATTGTGCCTGATAGATTTGTTCTGCTGACTCACCCGCACTTGGAGCAGGCGTAGTGGGTGTGGCTTGAATAGTTGTTTCTCCTTTTCCACACCTACACCCGAATAAATTATCCTTGCATAATGGTTCGTTAAAATTACAAGGGAATAATCTGTCAAAGAATTTCTTAATTTGTTTCTTCATTTCTCCTCCATTTATTGATAGGTATTAAAAACTTTCTGTTGTTTTTCTCATCATCACAAAAGAATATATGGGTTGCTTCCTCATTATCCTCTACACCGTCTCGTATCATCCTATTAAGCAATCCTTTGTGTCCTTCTTTGACATAAGCACATTGGATATAAGCAATCTTTCCTTCTGGGTGTTCAATATATTTATTATCTACCTTATTTAAGTCTTTAATAAAAAGCCAACAGGAAAACCCTATTATTTCTTTTCCCTCTACTATTAAAATATACTGACTTTTTGATACACAATTCGTTAATGTTTTTATCCATTGTTCTTCTGTCCATTCGTTACGTCTATCACACAACTTCGCAATTTGCAGGAGTTCAGATATCAATTTACTCCTTAAAATTCTAAGACTATTTAATTATAAGTTTCCTAACCTTGATATAATCAGGAATAGTTTTTACTAATTCCTTTACCTGTTTATTATCTTCGGTCAAATATTTTCCAGAATGTAGGGGTTTATAAACTTCTTCCTTTGCCATATCTGGTTTGTATAATTCATTTACTAAAGTAAGCAAGCTCTTTTCTTTTGTAACCTGTGTCTTCAATTCTGCAATAGTTTCTTGGTCAACAAGGACTATCTCGTGTTTGGTTTCATCGTAAGAACCAAAAGGATGAGGCATTTTATCAAAGTCCCCTCCATTTCCATACGCAGGGTGGTCAGGTGCGGAATAAGCACATATAATTTCTTTCGTTACTTTATCTAATAATAAAAATAACCAATGGTCTGTGCCTGAAGCGGTTACATATCTTTGTTGAATATATCCTACATTAGCCCCAGTGCCAGATGCATAAAAAGATACTACTGTTGTATAGGATGTGGGCCACGCTGTATCAGTTCCTCCTACACTATGGATACTGACCCATCCATTTGAAGAAGCACTTTTTATTTGCGGATAAAATCCATATTCTCCACCAGGTAAAGTAACACTATAATTATTTCCTGTTCCACTTACTTCTCCTGTCGTTGTTTTAAGGGCGGTGGTATCACAAGAAGCATTGGGTAAATAACCATCAGCACCTAACACCACCACTCCATTAGCCGCATTAGCCGCCGCAGTTGCACCTGTGCCGCCGTTTCCGACAGGAAGCGTTCCTGTTATAGCACTTACATTTACTTTAGAAGCGGTGGTTATAGTTGCTAACTTAGTATCCACTATCCCCGCAGAAGAATTTATGTCGGCATTTAATATAGAGTCGGTTAATGTTAATTTTGAATAAGGTATTCCAGCAGAGGCGATTATGTCGGCATTTACTATCAAACCAGTAAGATTTAGTTTTGAATAAGCAATCGCCGCCGAACCTGATATATCTATATTGGCGACTGTTCCGTTTAAAATGTCGTCAGTTGTGATTGTGCTATCTTCATAAACACTAACACCCCTTGTGAGATAATTAAAAATAGCGTCCTCATTACTTGTAACTTTTGAGGGGTCAATTATCGCCCCAGAGGTGTATGTAAAAACTCTTGAGGGGGAGCCCGCCCAAACTAAAGTCGGAAGTAATAAAAATAGTAATAATAACTTTTTCATTTTATCTCCTAAGGTGTTTCATCAGTCCAATATGGAATATATACAATCGTTCCATCACTTTTTTCAACTTGTAACCACCCTGCACTATTAGCACTACTCGCTGAACCCATTTTTACAGTTCCCGTTCCAGTAGAAATAACACTTCCTGAATTAAAACTTACCCGACCATTTGTTACATTCCAAAGTTGCTCTAAGGTTTCGTTCAAAGTAACTAACCCATTCTGGTCAAAGTCAGTTATTCTCTGGGGTTTGGGTGTCCTGTAAGCATAACTAATCCCCGTTACTAAAAGACTTCCTAATAAAAATCCGATTATAAATCTCATAGGTAATCCAAATTCCACAAAAGAAAATTATAGCCGAACAAATCCATTGGTTCGTCAATGGTATCTTCACTGAATTTAACTTTTATATATCTTCCTGAAACATTTAAAGGAATAATGCTTAACTTAGTAGCACTTCCCGCCCAAGTTGAAGTTCCCCAAATTGCAGTCCCCCACAAATCCCCAGACGCACCTATATCAACATTGGTTGAGGTTATTGTAGAGTCAAAATCGGTAGCATAATAAACTTGCATTGTGGAAGAGGTGTCGGCAGAAGCCCATAAGAAAAGTTCCCCGAAGTTCTTTCTTAGTGGTGCAGAACCCATATCATACCATTTGGTAGTATAATAAGACTCTATCGCACCGACAGAATAAGTCGTTCCTGCGACTGCGGTAATAGTCCCTGTAACCATAAGCCCTGTTGAAATCATATCGCAGATCACTGCCTCTGTTCCTACCCCTGTTCCTGAAGTGAATGATACTATCGCACCCGTAGCGTCTGTGAAAGAAGCCGAAGTATCGTAAAGAATAATTATCCCTGTGGCGGTTGCACCAGCATAAGTTCCCTTGCTTGTAATCGTCCCCGTTTCCCCCGTTACATCACTATTCTTATCGGGGTCTATCATCTGATAAATAAAAGATTTATAATTCCCGAAGTAAACCTGCGGAACTTCATTAGTGTCATTAGCCACACAGAAAGCATTGGCGTCTATTTGGATGTGTTTAGACCACTCCCCTATTCCGTAGTGAAAGTCTAAAAGTAAGTTATTTGTTCCCGTAGAGTCGGTAACACTAAGGTAATAATGGGCGTTTGTTTGGTCGTCTATACTCACAGCGTAAGGTAATCTTGCCGAAGAAAGACCATCCATAACTTCACCTATATTAGTAGAAATTTCTGTAACCTTTACCCCGTCACAGAAATTGATTGTCTTGTCTCTTGAAAGGAATATAAGACCTTCGGAGTTTCCTATCTGAATGTTTTGAATGGAGTTTTTGGCGATACAACCTATACCTTCGGAAACTTTGGTTACATTGATTAACTCATCTCCGCCTACCAAAGAAACTTTATAAATACTATCCGTTAAAAATACATAAAGATTATCATAAAGAGTAGCAAAACCCTCTATCTGTTGACCGCCTAAAGAGGCAATATCCACATAATCATCATCAGACCAAGTTTCAATCGTTCCTACATTAGACCAACGGATACGGGTGGAATGAACGGTGGTGTTTTCGGTAGTGTTTCCGAAGATAAGATAATTTTTCCACCATATTACGCATTTAGCGTCAGTAACAGGGGTGGAAAGCCCAGTCCAAGAAAGTGCGGTAGTAGAAGTTCCTGTGGTTCTTATCGGGGGGTCAACATTATTCGTTCCTATTCCGTAATCTAAAGCGGTGATAAACTGCCATTGATAATCTGCACTCTCTGTGATAGTAACTCCACCTGTGATGTCGGTCTTTACCCCTGCGGAAGTGATAGCGAATAATTTATTTCCACAAGTTGCTATCTTTGTTCTTGTTCCAGTTGATTTATAGATTTCGTGCATACCCGTTACTGCTTCAAAGTCATCAACCAAAGCGACAGTATCTAACCTTGAATGGTAGGCGTAACCATAGCGTTTGGAAGCACCGCCAGTTATATCAAGAGTGATATTTTGCAGGTCAGCAGACCTTCCGTCCAAAACCACGGGAGGCGATGAAGTATCATCAAGCCCTTTAAATTGCATTAAACCCTGTTCAGGAAAAACACGAGCTTTCTCTTGAGCAAAACCACAAGTTAAAGATAAACTTAAAAGTAATATTAAAAGTAGTTTCTTCATATTAAGTAATTGTTGGACTATCTGGTAAATTTAACCAAGCATTTCCACCTTGTTGAAGTTGCGACCTAAGTGTTGGTATATAATCAAGATTTTGGAGGTCAGCCCGAACCATACTTCTCACACCCGCTGAATACATACCCTGTGTTGCTGTAAACAATTCAAGTTTCCCTTGATATTGATAAACTTTTGCCATAGCACCTAAACGGATAATCCATATCCATTTCTCATCAATGTCAGGCACATCATTATCGCCTTCCAAGTTTCTTATTCGGGTATAGTATTCAATGTAAACAGAGATTGCTGATGAAGGTATGGGATAAAAAGAAATAATTTTAAACCTTGCCGAAAGTTCGGTAGGTGCTAATTGGACTAAAGTAACATCTAAAGTGGCTTTTCTTACTGTGATAATTCCTACTGTGGAGGCGGATTTGGATATTCTTAACACATCTCCAGCGTTCCAGGTGATAGTTCCAGGCACAAAAGTCTCTCCTGTCAAAGTAAGACTTTCTGTGCGAGATAATCCATTACTATCTGTTCCTACTATTCTTACTGTCTGGGTGGTGTCTGAGGACGAAGAAGATAAAACTTCAATCGTATCATCTGCGGTCAACCTTACTGATACCCCTTCTTCTTCCCATATCCGATACCATTTAGGGTTTCCTGTTGCGGTGGGATTAGGAATGTAATCATAGAATAAGTCATCTGGGATAAAACGAATTTTCTGTGGTGAGGTAGTCTGACGAATTAAACCGATAGCATCTAAATCTCTTGGAAGTTGGTAGAACTCGGTAGGGGCGACAGTAGCGAGAGTATATTTTCTGCGGTTAAAAGACCACTTGTGTTCATATCCCTTCTGTCCTGTCTGTTCAAACGCCCAAGCAGGACTTTGGATTTCCTGAACTGTTAAATTTAGGTATTCATCTATTGTAGAATTTATCTGTGTTTCTCTTGTGTCAGTAGCGATTTGTGTCCTTAAAGCCAACCGAGTTTTTAACATTTTTTACCTCATTTTTAATTACATATAATCCTGCATAGGACATAAGACCTATTACACTTGTCAACCATAAATGGGCTGGTGATAACATTCCCGATACAAAACAAAACCCGAAAAATATACTCGCCAACCTAATCGTCAAGTCAGTTTTTAATGGTGTCTTAAAATAATCCCAAATACACCACAAAACCAAAACTAAACCTATTAAACCTACTTCAAAAACTACCTGTAAGTATTCGTTATGTAAGTGTTGCCAATGATAATTTGTGCTTCCTATATTGCTTAATGAATAAGTCCCAAGCCCAAACCCTGTGATAAATTTATCTTTAATTTCCTTACAAACCAAACCCCAAACCCTAAACCTGTCGGAATTAAAAAAGAAACCCTTGTTAACCAACCGTAAGACAGTTAACAAAACGGTTGATACTATTGAAAAACTTATGGCTAATCTGCGTTTCTTAAAGAATAACCAGAATAAAAATACCCCCAGACCCACAACTAAACCCGTAGCTGAACCCGTTAAAATAATTATCAACCATAATAAAATAAGTGATAAGATATTCTCTCGGCTTTTCTCAAAGAACAGAGGTTGTAATATCGCCAATAATCCCGCCAAGTGTATAGGGTTTCCTATCGTTCCTGTCAATTCATCGTGTCCTGAAAGTCCTGCAAAAAACTCATCTAATTTAAGGTATTGTAAGGCACAGTAAAAAAGTAGAATTATTACGCTATACTTCAACCACCTTAAAATCATTTCTATGTCATCCTTATTAAGATATTCCGTAATTAACTTATAGAGCCACACAAGGCATAATAGGTTAAAGAAAGGTAAAAATATCTTGATTGGATAATGTTGGGTCTTAGAGAATACCGTCAACCAACCATAAGCCGTTACTAATCCTGACCAACATATAAAAGAACCCAATGGTTTGTTCAATATTTGAACATACTTGGGCTTTTCAAAGAACGAATAACAAAACAAAATCAAAATGCTTACTTGGACAAAATGCCCTGTTGAGTGCCAAAGGTCTGTTGTTCTAAAAAAGAAATTTCCCCAAGGCAACAGAAAAAAGAACAGAATGAATAGATTACTCATCTACCCTTGTATAACTTTTCGTAACATTCATTACATATAATTTTCTTTCCATTCATTACCTTAAAAAATCCACATCGTTTATGGCAAAAATTACAGGTTTTTTTAGCCCAGAAATACTCTGTTGTAGCACCACTATCACCAGAAGGTTGAAAACGTGGATATGCACAACCTGTTAATAATAAAATTATAATTATAAAAATATATCTCATATAAAGACAAGAGGGGGTTGCCCCCCTCAGTTATTACTAATTACTCAACGTTAGCTAATGTTGGTTGAATAAATATGAGTGAAGACCCAGCACCGATATTGGCTTCAATGTCGTTTCCAGCGGCACTTGCTTTGATTACAACACCAAGCATCGCTTCGTCTGAACCCACAACTTCATCTTCCACATAACCAGCAGCACCAGCAGAAACTTCTGTATTTACAGAAGGGGGTACATTATTGTTATGAACTACCGCAGGACCACGAATAATGATAGTTCCAACTTCACCATTCGCTATCCCTTTTCCTATTGTAGTTACACCAGCTGTCCACGGACTTGATTCATCACTACTTGTTTGAACCCAGGCTCCTGTATCATCGTAAATTGTTCCTGCATCAGAATCACAGGCATCAAATGTCCAACTTACGCACATACCCGTTGCAATATCAGAACCAGAACCGTTATAGACTAATTCAGTCCATACGGTAGGATAGTTCTTTGGGTCAGTTACTGTTGGTATGTTTGTTGCGTAACTATTGACTACTCCAAACACTAACAGGAGAGCCAAGACTAAAAATAATTTTCTCATCTTATCCTCCTATTAGGTTACAACCTGATACGCATTAGTTCTGCGTGAACCAGTTGTTAGGTTGCCAAAAATATACAACAATGCCACTCTCATTAACTGGTCGTGGGACGGTTGCATTTCTGTCAACTCCATATTGCCTCTTGCTAATACCTGTAACCAAAGATTGTCCGTATCAACGAAGTAAAGTGAAAGTGCAGGACAATTATCATCAAACACGACAGGCATAGTCTGATACGCTAAGTGCATAAAACCAGCATCCGCTAATTCGGTGGTTACATAACGGATATTGGAAGTAAGCAAACTTTCGTATTGGCTATACTGTGTCTTGTTTGTTATTACTAATCTCGGACCTTGACGACCGTAGGTGCAAGTCGCAACCAATGCTGATAAATTCTTAAAAGTTGTAGCCGCAGTTCCATCAAAGTCGTATGTAGTCCCGATTGAATTTCTCCAATAATCATTGCCAGTCGCAGATGCATCAATTCCGCCTACATCTGTTTGTCCTGATGGTGCAGAATGGACCAAGAACTGGAGACCGTCAAAATCCTTATCCCCAGAACCATCTTTAAACACCTGATTACCCATTTCCTCTGCCATAGAAATCTTTGCACGAGTAACGGTTTCATCTACCAAGTCAATCAACTTCTCTTTGTTTCCTGCATTCATCGCTTCTTCAAGTAATGAAATTACGACAGAACCAGCGACAATCTTTATCGGATACTCTGCACGAGTTACATCATCCATTAAAGGTGTGTCAATGGTATCGGTCTTATTGTAGGATTTGAAAGAAGTGTTAGCTTTGTAGTAAATAGGATGGGTGAAAGAACGCCCACCCGACACTACCTTTAAATTGCCTCTTTTCTGAAGCATATAAAGTAGTGCGTTATTCGTAGAAACATTATCAAAAACTTCTGCTGGAAGGTTCTGAAGGGTAGTGGTAATCAGTTTTGTAAATGAACTATTACCAGTTGCCATTAGAAACTCCTTAGATTTTTAGAAACCTAAAACTCCATATCCCTTGCGAGTCGTTCTATCTTTTGTCGTTGCGTTTCCTTTATTTTTGTAGGAGGAATCGCACTTTGGGGAATAGATGACTGTTCCACATTGGCTTGTTTTTTGGCTTCTATTTTTTGTTTAACATTGATGTTTCCTTTTGTCTCGGCTTGGGCAACCTTTTTATCCCACATCACACTACGGTAGGCATCTTCGGGAAGATAACCCATCTGGATTTTTTCGGCAATCGCTATTTCTTCGGGAGAGTTTGGTTTTATGTCAGTATGTCCGTCCCTGAATTGTTGGACTTTCATCTGTGCCAATTCCATTCTTCCCGCATCAATCACAGGACTTATCTGCCTGACTTTCGCTTCGGCAATTTTTTCAGCCCTTTGGTCAACTGCCCTCCAGAAGTGTTCTTCCTCTGGGTTCATACCGCTGTAAGGGTCTTGTGTAGGTTGTTGCTGTTGTTGAGCAAAACGCTGTTCTAATTGGGTCTTATACCAATTTTTCTCATCAACAACTTCCTTTAACCGAGAATACGGAACTCTTGCTTCTTCCGCTTGCTGTTCCTCTTGAGCTACCTCCTCTTTCGCTGGAGTCTGCGTCTCTTGAGGTTCTTCTTTGAGTGCTTCTGGCGAGGAAGCGATTGCATCGCCGAGTGCGGAGGAAGGTTCCGCTATTACTTCCTTTTGTTCGTCTGCCATTTGGTTTTCTCCTCGGGGTAACGCCCCCTATTGCGTTTTAGAGTTAACCCTAAAATTTAACTAATAATCTAACTTGGACTCGGTGATAACCGAGGTCTTGATTGCCTGATAAGGGACTCTAATCTCTGTAAAATTCCGTCAAAGGCATTAAATAAAACCTTGTTGTTATTGTTTGATACTCTGACTATCTGAGGCTTTAAAGTAATGTTCTTAATGGAATTTTCCAAAGAACTCAACTTAGAAGTAAAAAGTTTTATTTCTTCCTGACCGTCATCTTTTTCAAGGTTTTTAATCTTTCTTGCAAACTCATCCCTTAATAAATCAATCTTTTCTTTCTGACTATGGGTCATCATTGACTTATTCATCGCAAGCATTTTATTAAAGTTGCTCATAAAAGAACTTTGCATATTCTCAATTACTTTTATGTAATCGGTCTTGTCAATGAATGACTTGTATTGCTGGTCAAGTTTCCTTTCAAGGTTGTCCATACGGGACAAAGTCATCTGGTTGTGTTTTTCGTTTGGTTCTTGACCGCCGACAATAATCACCGTAGGGGATTTTATCCCGTTAGGAACCTTAATATTCATAACTACCTCTTAATTTGAACCTAACTTTCCCTTCATTGTTGGTGTCCCTTTTATTGTTCCGTCTGCTTTTGCAGGATTGGTGTAAGGGCAATTTGGGGGTTCAGAAATGGGTTCAACATCCCTGAAATTTCCGTCTTTTGGTGCACCTTTGCTTTTTTGTTTCGCTATTTCTATTCCTATTTTTGCATTTTTACCACCACGAATCGTTGCCATACTTCCTCCTTATCTGTTTTTGTAATATTTTGGACAGGTCTTTTGACCTGGAATAAAGTAGTAAACTCCCCTTTTATCTACTGGCTTATCACATCCCTCCATCTTTAGCCCTTTTTCTCTCATATACTGGCGTTTTTCTCCTTTAGACGAAAACTTTTTGTCCAAGACCATATCAAAATATCCGCCCTCGGGACAATAAACTGGACCATTAAGCCCGTGATTGGGGTCTGGTGCTATTTCATCTATTTCAACCCACTTTTTTTCTTTTGTTATCCAACGGTATCTTGGCATTTTTAAATCTTCTATCTATATCCTTTTCAAGAGATGTAATCTTGTTTAATATCTCAATCAATGAACCACGCACCCCTTGAGTAAAATCAAACAATAAATCTTTAAGCATTTCATCTTGGGTCATATTAAATTTACTCATCTAAGCAAGTGGGATTTGCCCACCTTTCTCGCCTCCCATACTTGAAATAATGTCCGCAGGTGTCGGTGGATTTGCTTGTCTTTGTTGCGGGACTGCACCTACCCCTGCACCGCCTGTTCCTTGGGGTTGTCCTCCCTCTGGGGGAGGTAACATCGCCTGTTGCGGGTTTTGTATGGGTTTGATAATCCGTGAAATGTTCGTAAAGACATCAGGAAACATCTGTAAGTATTTTTTGAATATCTCGGCAAGTTCTATTTTGTATCCTTGAGCCGCAAATGCTTCAAGAACACCTTTCCCACCTAAAATATTGACCATATTCTCAACTTGCTTTCTTAAAACTGGTAAGTCTGGTTTTTGGGTAGAACCGACTTCAATCTGGAAATCATATTCACCCGTGATTAACTTACCTTCCATATCATTATCAATAGGTGCGAGCCAAGAATATCTGGGAGTTCCCGTAACATCATCAAAAGCAGTATCACCTGTAATCAATTCAATTTCTTCCAAGTCAACGAACTGACGGATTATCTGCCATAACTTTCTACCCTGACGATTAGAGAAGTCAGCAACCATATCGGCTTTGTCGGAGATACGGAGATTTTGTCCTGCCTGACCTATCTGGGCTTCGGTGGCGGTCTCTGCGGAAGTCATACCCGTTAACATTGCTCGTGTAATCCCAGTTTCTAATGAGATGATGTCAACCATCTTATCTATAATCATCATCAAGTCGCCCTTGACTTGGGTGAAAGCAATCTCTTTTATCGCTTCTGAAGGACTCTTATTACAAGCCACTAATGAACCCAACATACCGTCTCTTAATGCTTTCTGACCCGCAGTGGTTACGGCAGTTTCATCGTAGGCGAGTTTGGTCATAAACTTATCCAACTGCTCCAAGATGTTTTCAAAAGTATTATTTATCCTGTCTTGTAAGGGTTTGGTAATGTTGACTTCGGGTTGGGGATAAAGTTTGTGTCCGTGCTTGTTAAAAGTCAGGAGTTCATATTGGAAACCGTCTATTTCGTAGATTGATTTGTCGTGGCGTAAAGCAACATAATCCCCTTGGTCTTTAGCCAGAACGAGAATGTTAATCCCTTCTTCGGTCTTGTAGTGGATTTCATAAAGTTCTATGGGCTTGAAGTTTTCTATCTGTGTATCAGGAATGTCTTTCTGGAAAGTGGGTTCTAAATCCATTCCGTTTAAGTCTTTTGTGTTCTTGTAATTCTTGTTCCCTTTCACTCGGTCTAAAGTAGTGGTGATTTTTTCATAGACATAATTCGCTTCATAAATAGAGTTAGCCATCGGGTCTATGCCGAAGTTAAACGGATTAACCCAAGTTACATAAGGGCTTTCTGCAATAATAAACTCATTCAAGTCTATATTCTTCGGTAGTTCTTCTGGCTCTTTGGGTTTTCTTAAACCTAACTTTTCTAATAAACCTTTTTTCTTTTCCTGTTCCCGTTTCTTTTCTAAGTTTTCATCTTCAATATCCATTCCGAAACGGGTAGCATATCCTAATTTGCCAATCCCCATACCTAACACATAAGCGTCAAAGATAATCTGCTGGTTGACTCTTTTCACATCTAACTGTTTGTAGAAATGGTTTACTATCGCCGAAACATAAGACGATGAGTCCTCGTCCTGTTTGCGTTTTGGTATGGCTACAATGTAGGGATTTTTGTAATACAACGAGGGGATAACATTCTTGACAATAGGATAGATTATATTCAGCGGAACAAGATAATTGGGGTCTATCTTAGAATAATCCGCCAGATACCTTGAAGAAAATCCTTTCTCAAAATATCCGATGTTCTCCCCTACGCCTTTTATCTCACCTTTTAAACAAGAACCGAACTCGTCGGTCTTAAACTTTTCGGCTTGGTCTATCTCTATTCTCCAGCGTTGAATTAAATCTTTGTCTATGGGGAGCATAATTACGCCTCTGTGAAGTTTACATTTCCTGTTTTATTGATTACATTGGGTTCTTCTTTCTTTTCTTCAACCTCAATCCTCACTTCTTCTTCTCTGCGTTTTGCCATACACCCTCCTTAGTTAGAAACAATAATCCTATTTTCCTTTTTCTTTAATTTATCAATATCAATCGCTAAGTTATAAACCTTGATTTGCAGGTCTTTAAGCCCTTGGTTTGTATCTCGCATAAACTTTTCTAATCTTCCGAGTAATTCTATTGCGTCTTTTTCTTCCATTACGAAAATGCCAAATCCATCGGAGTTCTTCTTAATCTCCTTGGTAAAGATTGATTGTAAGCAACCTCTTTTTCCCAACTCCTTCTTTCAAGCCAGGCGGGGGAATTTCTGGGAAGATTATTCTCGGAGTCCTCTTTAGTTTTATAAAGTGCGTAGGACATCCCTCTTATCGCTAATCCCAGGCTTATCACCCCGTCATCGTGTAATCCTTCAGGTGCGGTGTATCTAAGTTTCCCCGAAGGCAGGAGTTCATAAGTGAAACACTTTAACTCATCTATCAAAAACTTCGTTTCGTTGCAGTCAGGTATTGACAAAAGACCCTGTTCAATCGCCACAATCAACTGTTCAATCAAGACTTGCTTGGAGGTGTTGGAAAACTTAAATCCCCTGACTATCACTCCGCTTTTGTTCAGGTCATCACATATCGGGTCTCCAAGACCAGTTGAGTCTATATGGACGATGTTGTTTCGGTAAACCCTCACCACCGCTTTGATATGTTCTTTCTGCAAAGACCAGTCAATCTTGTTAATGCGGTTGATATAAACCAACTCGCCAGTTGATTCTTTAATAACCGTGATAACGGTGAAGTCCTCCGCTTTCCCCAAATCAACCCCGATGGAATACTTTTCTTTTTCTTCATTGGTCTGTAATGAACCCCTGATACATTTGTCAAGGTTTCTAAAGACAGTGGCTTCATCTTCCAAAAAGTCAGCGTAATACTCCTGCCTTAAGATAAGTTCAGGAGTAGTCTCGGCTATGACTTTCTTTTCGCTTTCAGGAAAAAACGGATTATCAAAAGTCGTATATCTCCAAGACTTGATTTCGGAGTTTTCTTCCTGACCTTTAAGCCAGAGTTCATAAAACCAGTTGCGTCCTTTCGGCGTCGAAATAAATATTGCCCTGCCTAACTTATCAGAAAGAGCTGGTCTTAAACCTTGTTCCCAAGACTTCTTTGAAACCCTGCTTGCTTCATCAATTACCGCACCATCAAGTCCCGCACCTCTAAGTCCTTCGTCATCTCTTTCGGCTGATTTAAACTCAAAAAACCCAAAAGGAGAGAAGTCCATACGCATATCAGTAAGACCTTTATGGGTGATAGCGTCTTTTAAAAGTTCTTCTGCAATGAGCCAATCTTCTCTTACCAGAGGAAAGGTGGGAGCAACTATCCAAATCCTGTGTCTTTGACCGTCTTTCTCATAGAGCCTTAAAAGCATCTGGAAAGCTTCACGGATTGCTGAAAGGCTCTTTCCCCATCTCCTCCCGCAAGCTACAACCCTGAACCTGTGAGGGTCTTGCTCTATCCCCGCTTGAGCAGGATAGGGTGGAAGAATGTAAATGCTTTTTTCTCTCACTTCAAATGAAATGTCTTGTAATCAAATTCTAATCTCTTACATCTTGAGCAAACCAAACCCTCACGATGACCAAAAAGGCGGCACAAAAGATGTTTAAAACGGCGAAGATATAGATTAAGATATAGGTTCAAATAACCCCCAGGTTCAACGAACTCTAAAATACATACAATATCCCTATTTGGTGATTACCCATCAACCTTGCTATGTTTCCGTTGTTTCTTCAAGCACAAAGGGTATACCCTACTTGGAAACTGTCTCTTTCTTCTGGTTGCTCTTAAAGAAAGGACAACGAATAACCTTAATCTGCTCCCATTGTTTACAAGATTGGGTGCATTGAGAACAAAGTTTATTAGTTCCTGAAAGCATTAAAACTCCTTTAAAAGAACTTTTGATTTTGCATTTATTGTTTGTGCGAGTAGAATAAGTATATCTATATTGAAAGGGGTGGGGTCACGGTGTTTTCTTACTTCTCACCTTCTCCCTCTTAGCTATCCCTGCTCTCTCTGTCTATCCTTGCCTGAATCTGTCTGATGGTCTTCATTCTTTTATAACCCACTTATACACAACTTATGCACTGTTTTCATATAAGGATAGGTAAGTCTAAGTAAGTTCATATAAGATGTAGTTAACATAAGCATTATTATAATTACATTAAGGGTTTCTCGAGTCCTAATCTACGATTATAAATAGTGATAACCTTATGGCACACAGAGCATAATGTTACTATATTTATTTGTGTATCCTCTCCGCCCATTATTTGACTTTTTTAGAAATTGCAACCCCTTGTCCTATGTTATGTTACATTAGCTGGTTTAGTGGCATAGACTATTATAGTTTTTTCGGGGTTCTTGTTTGTTACTTCAGTTCTCTCTAATTGTAAGCCTTCAATCCTGGACATAAGTTCCAAAGCTCGGAGATTGTTTGTTCTATCTTTACCCTTAGAAGCTTCTTTTTGTGCTTTCCTAATCTCCTTTCTAATATACTCCACATCAAAATAATTCCTTAGGCTCTTACTGTTTCTTACCAATCCATATATACTGCTTGTACTTGTATAATCCGAATATCCTGCCTTTTTAGCGGCTTCTGATAGGCTATTAGAATTTGGTATTGCTTGTAATAACCTCTTTTGCTTTAGTGTCATATTATCC